AAGGGCCGTTCATGAATGCCTCTGGTCGCGACGACACTGCCCTCATGAACGCATTGCTCAACGGCGTGGTCCAGACAGCCAGCTGGCTTGCGGTATGGGCCCGGGTGCCTCTCTGGGAAATCGACAAAACGAACGAACTCGATCTTGCGGCATTTTCCCACCAGTTCGACATAGCGGTACTCGGTGACGACAGCATCACAATGGGCCCCCGGCAGGACCGCTATGGTGCCCCCCTTCTTGTGGATGCTGTCGAAGCCACGATCGCGCTGGCCGGCTTCGAGTGCAAGATCGCTGTCCGAGAGACTTTCTCGGAGCTGGTGTACCTGGGATGTAGACCCTGGGTCACCGACATTGGGCCGGTTTGGGGCCCCACGCTAGGCCGCAGGCTCTACAAGCACCATGTGCAGCGCGTGCCCACCAAACGCCCCTTGCAGTGGCTGGCCGGCATTGTCCATTTCGAGAGCAAGGATTACTCCCACTTGCCCGTGCTGGGGCCCATCGCACTGCGGACCCAGCGGATCTTGACGGACGCTGGTGTCAAGCGCGGATTTGTGGATTTCCGAGAACACAAGTTCCACTACCGCTGTGCCGATGACGGCACGCCCTCCCCACGTGCCATGCGCACCGAAGGCACCATACGACAATTTTGCAAGATCTATGGTGTCTCAGCTTCCGCCCTGTCCTCCCTTGAGGATGAGATCACTGGCGTCACTGTGCTTCCTAGTCTGGTCCAACACCCTGTCATGGACCGGATCTTCGAAGTCGACGAGCTGTGATCTGCCACATCAACCCTGCATGAGATGTTGCTATCGTGTAAACCGCGTGCTGATGAGCCTTTGGGTCACAGGCGAAACCTCAGAAAGGTGTACCAAGACCCTCACGATACAAACCAATCCCTCAACCGGAAAAGCAACATTACTCATGCCGAACAAAAGACAACCCCGTACGCAGCACAAACACCGAAGTGGAAGTCGCGCATCTCGTGCCTCTTCTGCTTCAAGTGCTGGCGCAGTAGTCAAGGAGGTGCGCAGAGCCCTCAGCAAGGACAACGGTCGGCAAAAGAAAGTCTCCTACGGATTCAAATTGCCGGCAGAAGCAAAGGCGGCCTTCGCCCTGGTGAAGGGCGGAAGTCAGGCGGCTTTGGCCAGGACGGGGCCCGGACGGGAGTCCATACACACCCTGCGGGAGGTGTTCCACGCCTCGCTTCTGTCTCATCTCTTAGATCGCAGCACTTTCTACCCTCTACCAGGTGTGTCTACTCCTGGCTTCGCGGGGTCGATTATGAGCCAGACTTCTAAGATCGGCGACTACGGCGGCGACGGCGCGACGGACTCTCACCTCTGGGACCCGAACACAATCGAGTCCTCCATGCTGGCCAACGACAGCGATCCGGTCCAGATGGCCAGGTATGGCATCCAGCGAGGGCAGTTCATCCACACATTCTCCACCGTGGTGAATGCCACTCCCGCCCTCAACACGTACTGGGTGCTTATGGACCCGTTGTCGTACAACTACCCTTTGTACGTCTGGAACCCCACAACCGGCGGGACGGGCACCGGATCCATTGACCAAGGCTACAACTGGACAGAAAACCCATTTCTTTACGAGAAGACCTGGTCCTCGGTCATCCTGGCCGACCAAGAGGACAATATGTCCGTCCGATCCATCGCCAGTTCCCGGACCGCCAACACCGGCAAAGGCCAGAAACAGCCGCCCTCACGTGTGGGCGCTATGGCCGACACCATGTCTGTGGACGAAGCAAACTTGTACTACGTGGGAAACAGCACCCTCACTGTGATCAACGCCACCGCAAACCTGACCGAGTCCGCAGTGACCATGAATGCACGGGGGTATGACAACGTGGCCCGCACTTTTGTGGAGAGGCCATGGGACACCTACTTCGCAGGAGACCACGGGTTCGACACCGCAGAGTTCCTCAATGCCGATGTGCCTGCCAATTCTGCCCTCAGCACCCACTCCGGCTCCAAGTGGAGCACACTGTCTCAAGTCGATGACACCACAATCATCTCCGATGCCGTAGCCACTGATCAAATAGCCAAGAGATTCGTCAGAGGATGGCAAGCCGGCTGGCCTCTGGTGCGTGTCAACGTCGCCGGAACCACGGGAACGGTGGCCAACTTCAACATCACCGGAGACGCCTGGTTCGGGATCGCCCCCATACATCGCCACAGTGCCGACACCTGCCCGTACGAGACTCTAACCCTCGCGGTCCCGGATTGGTGGCAGATGGCCCGATCCGCGGGTGGTGTCGACTTGTCAGATCACCTCCGCCAGTTCGACCGTGCCCGCATCGCGCTGGACCCCACCCACCCGACACTTAGGGCCATCGCGACTGCTTCCCCATCACAGGCAGCCCGCTCACTCCAGACCGTGACGCTCCCTCGGAACACCC